GTGTAAATGGTGACTGAGTTTTTGCCGTTAAAGTCGAGGCGAACCCCGCCATTATTAACAATAGCATCGGTCTGACTGTCTAGTGCTAACTTTTCATCGATTTGGTCGAGAACAGCACTGGCATAGTTTTGGTTTGCCATTTTAGTTTCCTTTTTTTATTTTCGCCAGTCTAGTCGTTTGTCTTGGCTAGTCTTCTTTCCAGAGTTTCATCAATGGGTCTTCCTTTACGGTGGGCGGTGCGGCATTACCTCCAGCATCTACGTTTGCTAGTTGCTTTTCGGTGTCCTGTTGCCCTTTTATCTGACCTTTAGTGGTGGAAACCCCGTGTATTCTGGCGAGGTTAGTGTAAATTTGTTTTGGTGATTTATTATAGCCGATAATCAATCCCAACCCTGTTGGCTGACCGTCTGGACCAATTTCTGGCACATTTGGGTCGCGGATTAAGTTAGCTTCCATAGTTTCTGAGGCTATTTCGGCTAATTCTGGGTCAAAATGTTCTTTATCGTCTGGGTTGAAAACTGGGAATTTATCTAAAACTTCGTATGATTCTGCTCCTAGAAATGACTGTACTCCGGTGACTCGTTCGTTATAGTCCTTGAGTTCCAGTTTTTGTTCTAAAGCTACCACACGGGCTTCAGATTTGGTGTAATTCTCTCCAGTCTCGGGATTAACCATATCGGATAACTCCTCGGCTGTCTGAGGTTGGTACACATCTCCAGTTAATTTTTCAACTTGCTCCCTTAGACTCCTATTTTCGTTAGCCATTTTCTGAAAACGGTTCTCGCTTTTAGGTGCTAAAGGTTTATCACCTTGAGGCTCTGTTTCATCGGGAGAAGTTTCGGCTGTATCGTCAGCTACGACTTCTTTATTCCCTTCTGTTTCAGTTTCCGACTCGGTTTTCCCTTTATCGGCTACTTTTTCCTCTTTGACCGGTTCGGCTTGCGCCTCTTCCTTTACGGGTGTCGATTCCGTTGCCTTATCATCGGCGTTGAAGTCATCGAGGGTAATCTCGGTGTCTTCTACAACTGGCGTATCTGCCATAGTGTACCTTTCGTTTTACAACCTTTACAGAGGCGTTTCTGAGAGTTTGGCGAACTCCACGATAAGGCTTTTGCGAGGAAAAGTCCCATCATGCAACTCATCAATTTTTATCATGTACCTCCAATAATTCTTCTAGCAAACTTTTTTCTTCCGCTAATGCTAATTTTAACATACTATTTACTTCACAAACTTTCTGGTGCATTGCGGGAGTTTTAACTAAATCCGGTTTTATAGCGTCTAAATCACTTCTAAAAGCTATTCTCTGGTCAAAATGAGCAATAATATCTTCAATAATAGTTTTGGCTTCAAGTGCTCTAGCTTGTTCTTTTTTTCGTTCAACAGTCTGCTCTGGTGGTTCCAATGGAACGCCAGGCACGAAAGTACCATCATTAACATAAACATTATCTTCTTGCATTATTGGCTCCTACTGGTTGTTTCGCTGAATTTACCATCTGTTTACGGGCGTTGGCGGCTTCATTTACGGCTTTGGCAACATCAAGAGCGTGTCCAGCCTTGTCCATCTCCTGTTGATGAGCCTGCTGATGGGCTTTTAATATATGGTCGGGGGTTACGGCATTGGGGTCAGCTTGAGGAGTTTGGGGAGCGGTTTCTGTCGCAGAACCTGTCTGTCGAGCAGCTTGCTCAACTATACCAGGAGCTAGTGGTGGTAATTCTCCAGTAGGCGGAGCTCCAGCCAATTTCAGTAACCCAGCCCTAGCACCAGGGTCTTCCACGTCACGGTAATCAATTCTAATAGCGGGTTTATCATACATTGGAGAGAATCCGGAGGGTTGCTGTTTAGATTGAAGTTTAGCTTGTTTTTCAGCCTCGGTGAGTTCAGGTGCAACCAATTCGGGGTCCTGAATACCTGAAGCTTTAACGATTTTCTCGGCTAATTCGTCAACATCTATCCTTCCGCCGAAATTCTTATTTAACATTGGGAATTTCATAACCGTATCCAATAATCCGGTAGCAATTCCGACTTGTGCGGGGTCGTTACTTTGTTTGGAAGAGTTAGCGTTTACTCGGAATTTTAATTTGGGAGTTTCAGAAGAGTAATTTATGCGTATTTTACCATCAGGACTTATCTGGGAAGGGTCAAAACCATCCAAATTGGTAAGTTCTTGAATAGTATCATCATCTAATTGTAGTTCTTCTATCCCTTCTCGTTCGGCGAAATAAAGATTGATAGCAGTTTCACTCCATCTCTCAAACCATGTCTCAAATTGTTTTCTTACGAAGTTATCATCTACGGATAGGGTCGCCTGGGAAGCCTGAACTCCCTGTGGTGTCTTAGAGTTCCCCGTATTCCCCACATCGGCACTTATATCAGTATTTGGCGAGGACAGTAAACCGTACATTTGAGATTTTAATAAACCGTAAAGGGCTGGATAGTTAGCTAAAGCGGTTGTATCTATGGTTAATGGCTCAACTGTAGCGTTAGGGTCACTTCCAACATCAATTATTATATTAGGTACAAATTTAATCTTATTTTTAGAGAAACCACCCCTTTTAATAAGTGGAGGATTCAACTGCAGGGCTCGGTTATATTGATACATCTGCATCTCACCATCCATGAGATTCTGCAATGAACCAGCGAGGTCAATTATTGAACGTCCGAAGGGATTGGAACCATCAATATCCCCATAAGCGAAAGGCATGGGAATCTCACCACGGGGGTCTTTATTAACCTTAGTCCTAACAATGAGTCCTGAAGATACATGAAAAGTAAAGAATTTAGCTTTTACACCTTCTTGAAAACCTGTAATTAACTCAATACCACCGTTGGAGTTGATTTGCGCCTCTCTTTCGGCGGGGGTCTTAGCCTTATCGTCTTTCGTAGACGTCATGGTCTTGATTTGCTCTAAATTAGCAGTATTCCAGGTTTTTTCGACGTTCTTTCCTAATTTAGACTGGGATTCTATTAAGGCCTCGATGTCTTTAGTCTGCCACCAAGAACGCAAAAAACGGTATTTAGTGTCGGAGTCGGAAACTTTACCAGGTTGGATAAAGATATCCCCCCAGTAAGGAATCCTAAGGTCAGTACAAAAATTACCATCATGTTCCACGAACGGAACATAAGTAGGACAATACCCAAAAGCCAAAAATCTCTCTACAACCTGCCAGCATTTCTGAAGAAGAGCATAACCCTCATTGGCGTTGGGGATAATCTTGTGTGTATAAATAAAAGAAGCTATTATCGTCAACCAATCCTGTTGGTCGGCGATTACTCTACCCGTGGGAAGTTGCTGAATAATCCTATGGGGGGTTTTTCTTATAATAGAAGCTAAAGTTCCATCAGTAGTTTTGGGATATTCTTTAGGAATAGAACCATGGGGTTTATTTCGAGCAAGTCTTTCATACTCGGGGAACTTATCTGTAAGTCCTTCCGTATATTGTTTGCTTGTTTTGTAGACTTCGACTACGTTTTTTTCCGTTAAGTAAGCATGTGCCATTTAATAGAAAGTTACCACAAACGGAATCAAAATTCAAGTTTTTGGCACTACCATAACTTTTTCGTCAGCCTCTTCCGGCAGTAGAAACTTGTCTGGGTCTAAACGTTTGGCTAAAATCTTACCTTTTTCTTTACGCATAATTTTCAGATAAATAGGCGAACCTTCGTAATCGAAAATTAATACTTTTCCCACGGGAAGTTTTCGCCCTTCACGGGTTAGGTCTTTATATATATTCAGGTACGCCATTTAACCCCAAATCTTTATTAAATTACCGCTAGTATAAATTTTGTCTTTATCCTCGGAGGGTTTTAGTGACTCCATTGCGTATCTAACCGCCGTTACCCCATCAGATAAATAGTGGTCAGGAGTATCTATTACCTCTCCGTCACGATTGGTTTTCCACATATAGTTTCTGTAACTTTTAATCAGGTTGGTACTTGCCTTAGTCATACTGCAACGTTGGTCTTGTAACCACTGTATACCTTGGTTGACACTACCAGCACCCTTCTGTGAACCTATTATATTAACTCCATATCCTGCCATTTCAGCGATAGATTTGGGTTCGGCGGAATCCGCTACTACTAGGATATTATTTAGAGCCGAGGCTGTAATATAATCAGCTACCTGACGATTACTCATATGGGTTCTGTAAAGTAGCTCATCGAATATATACCCTCCGTTATACGAATAAACAGCGATTAACGCCGCAGGGTCATTAGCATACCCAAAGTCCAATCCCAGTCGTTCAATTCTGGCTTCATGGGGGACGGAATCTATAATCGTCCAGTCCTTGTAAATTTTTCCCTCCACATCACCCAATTGACCTAATCCGTAAACCTGCCACCAACTCTTATTGTGTTTTCTACTTTCAATACTTTTTACAATTCGTTCGTCTAGGGCTTCGTTATCCTTATAGGTTAAAGTAATAAAATCTAAATCCTCTGCTCTGTGGGGTAGAATTTCGGTATAGAACCAGAATTCATTTGTGGGGTTCCAGTCTAACCAGATTTCCTGTTTGGTACGAACTTCAAGTTGTTCAAAGGCTTCAAGTTTACAGTTGTTAGCCTCATTCATAAAAAGAATATCCCTTCGGGGACCCCTTACTTTATCTTGGGCGTCCACGCCGAAGAATTCCATCTTAGTTGACGGACCAAAAGAATAAATAAAATCCGTTCTATTCCAGTTAGCTTCTTTAAAATACCCGTGCCCTTCCATGATATTTAGAAAATCTCTCATAACACCTCTTTTAAGGTGTGGTAAGGATTCAGAAACTACGGAAACTAATAAAGGCTTACCCTGGTTAGCGTAGACAGTACACTTATCAATAAGAATAAGAAGAATAGAAATAGTTTTACTGGCGGCGGTTCCCCCAGCGGCAGCCCTAATACGTTTATTTAACTTTAATAATTTAGTAGTGGCTGTTACAGCTTTGAATTCACCCATCGGAATCCTCTACTGGTAGAATATGTTTCTTAAACATTATTTACAAACCTTTTTACCGTTAACCAATTTGGCGTGTTTACAGAATTGAGGACTAACACCGTGCTTGCAGGTGAATTGTTTTATCTTGCCATCCTGAATACCAAAACGGCTCTCCGTGGTTACTGGGGCTTCGTTCAGGACCTTAGAAACAGTTTGTATGTTCTCGTTAATTATAATTTCTGATAACTTTGTGCCGTTTAATAACCTAGAAACGGCTTCGGTCTTTTTGGGGAGTTTGCGCCACTTATCCTCGTCTTGCTTCCTAATATATACCGATACTAACATGCTAACAGCATAACAGTACTAATAATATTATGTCAAGCCCTCACATGTATATAAAAAAATTTAGAAATAGAGATTCAAGGGGTTCATTATGATTTAATGAGAGTGGGGGTATATATACTATATGACAGAGGTAAAGGGTTAATAAATATAAAGGTATTGATTAAGGAGTCTCTTTTACTGGCACACGGGCTAGAGCATGTATTTATTTATTTAAACAAGAACAAAGGACGCTATATATAGTGTATGTATATTAATATGTATGTGTATGTATGCCCATAACACACATTAACAGGGGTATGTTCGTATTATGTTCGTGTCTGAAAATGTACCTTGTGCGACTGTATGTATGTGTGTATACACCTATGTATGTACGCCTTATTATAGTAGTGCCCTTATATCAAGCGTGTGTAAGTCTAACAGTAGCCATTAGAGTAGTGTACATGCGTATCATTGGAGAGAGTACTCACACATTAAACAGCATTATTTATTAACTATTAACCCATATACTAATTAACTTACTGCTCCTTAGTATCTATAACCGTACTATCTACTTGTACCTTATCATCTTTAACACTTAATCCGCTTAGAATAGGCTGTACTAAGATATTAGTTGTATTACCCTTACTCTTACCAGTTAATCCTTGTATATCAGCTAGTACCTCTAAGGCTTTTAATCTAGTATCATCCGGGCTTCTGCTGTTTGGGGCATTCTGAGCTAAAGATTGGATACCCTGCCTAGTATGTTCTGGAGTGAAATGCGTTAGTTGTATATATTCAGATATCCATTTAGGTGCTAAATTACTGATATTCTTACAATATGAGTCCGAAAAGCCTGCATTTTTGAAGCTTAGGTATAGGTTTCCAAAGGTTTTAGAGTCCGCAGTAAGCCAAGACTCCATAGCTAATTTTTGCTTACGATTACCTTTCCATTGATAAATTACTCGGCCATCATTAACTGTTTGAACCTTAGTTTTAGGATAATAGGTCATATAATCTCAGTATAACATAACTGAATATAACCGAGGTAGAATAGTTATGCACAGGTTTTCTTTGTTATAAGTACTTGACAACCTAGCAAGGTTTAGAGTAAGATGAATACAGTTAATCGTAAATGATTAACCGAACCTAGACAAGCCGAGTAACAGGGTACGCAAACACCGATACAGCAATACGCTAGTACAAGCCTCTGCCCTAAACTCAATCAACCCTCAAAATGAGCGTGTAAAGCTCAAGAGATAAGACTTCAATGGGTAATCAGTAATAGAACTTTAACAATCTAACTTGAACATAAGACAATGAATAGTCAGCTAGAAAAGATAATATAATGACACAATCACTAATGCAATGGCATTTAGCTAGAGATAATCAGATTAAGCTAGCTAAGTTTTGTGAAAAACATGCTATAAGACACGACAATGTTGAACCTTACCAAGTAGGTGATGCAAAGTATTTTCAGCACACTTACCATTTTGATAATGATTCATTCATACGAGCAGAACTGCGAGCTGGCGACACTAAGAGTTACAGCGTAGCAGACCACTTTCAAGTAGTTGATTATGCTTGGGGCAATAAATAAAATTAGAAAAGAGTTGATTATGTACAAAATAATAAGTACTAGAAGATTAAGTAACGGAGCTGGCGGAAGTGATATTTACACCAAGTCAGGCGATATCCGCAAAGACTGCACCGTTAAAGAGTTTGAAGGTACACCAGAGGAAGCTAAAGAATATCTGGATAGTATAAAATATCAAGCAACAGGTACACCATATATCTTTACCCATATTGAGGGACGAGATATATTTAATTGTCGTAGCATAGTTACGCAAGATGTTCGTGGGTTAATGTGCTCACCAGTTAAGCTTGCAGAACTACTAGGACTTAAATAACTAAAGACTTCAGAGTTAGGCAGAGTTTTGAGAAGTCTTTACTCTGTCTTACCCTTAATTGCTGGCTATTCGCTTCTT